CTTGGCATATAATTTGAATTCTTTGGTAAGGCTCGCGATGTTAATGCGAGAATCAAACCTGGAAAAATCGGTCATTAAACATACAGGATCAGCATATTTTCTCCAGTGTGCATCAATATCACATGCTCTTTGTTGAGCGTTTTTTCCTTTAGCCACAAGAGGCAAACCATTGAAGCGTAATCCATAGACCCGTTTTTCAAGTGGTTTGATGTATTGCGCGAAAACTAAATTAGCCTCTGGTGACCTTGGTTGTATCATGCGTGGTGGTTTGTGTGTGCGTAGCTTATCTCCCTTGACAAACGCTTTGATCTTATAATCTTTCAATTGTAGACCTCGTTGCTTTAGCGCTTGATGTGCAGTTTCATACCTGCTACGCATTTGTCCATCATATCCTTCAATAACCTTTTCGATTGTGATTGGAGTTAACCATTTGCCTAACATACGTCTTACTTTTCCCCATCCCGCAGCTGTGCCCGCCACTGCCAATGGTATTAAATGCCTCTCGTTGAGAGACCACAACTCATTTTTCTGGCACCTGTCAGGTATTACCGGATTATACAGACCAAGTCTGCATATCCACTCATCATCATACGGCAAGGTTCCTTCTCTATACTGTGCAATTAATCGGACCGGCAAAAGCCGTGGTAAAGTGGGCATCTGGACTATATCCGGCACGAGTTCACCCAAATCGGTAATTCGTTGATACCCTTCTTTACACACGGCATTGCTTAGTCCGATCGCAATACACGTCCAGAATCTAACCACGTCTTGAAGCCAACACGTAAATCGCTCTCCTTTGATATTCGTTGCATTAATGATGGTATCTCTTGACTGACATACTTTTGGACAAAATTCATGTCTTCAACTACATTCGATTGAGACATGATGTCTAAAGCTGTCATTTCATCTTTCCAAACCATCATTGTTACAGCTACGGAACCTGCTAAAACCATGTGAGCTATTGTGGGGTCGGAAAACTCCTCAGCACAAATAGCTCTACCACGTTCTAACAATCTCTGTTTCAAGATATTGTCCCGTGAGTTAAATATTGCGAATTGCCTCAATTTGGCAACGAGATAGTGACTATAAAGAACAACTTCTCCTGTAAATCCATCCTCTATCATCATGATTTGTGTGAATAATAGTTGGTGGGGAGGATAGACGTAAGCGGCTGGTGCGACTGCATCGGGAATGGCATATTTTCTCTTATGCATTTTCTGTACCGTAAAAGGCATTTCTGTTCTCCAGTTAACCAAATGACAATTGTATCTAGTAGGAAGATGTAGTTCTGCATCACAAAGGTCAATCAAGTGAATGGATGGGACGCCAGGCGGACCAGGAGGAACTCCTGGCGCCACGACCGCCATCCGGG